ATTTTCTGACGCTGGTGGTGGAAGTGATGAAATAGCATTTGAAACACATCATCAAGGTAATCGTCATGCTGAAACTGCAAGATTTTTAAAGTCTGGTGGTATAGCCTTTAATGGCGATACCGCAGCAGCCAACGCACTTGACGACTATGAAGAAGGAACTTGGACTCCAAGTGATGGTAGTGGTGCTAGTATATCATTCACTAATGATAACACAGCTACTTATACAAAGATTGGAAGATTAGTTCATGTACAATTTAGTCTTACCTATGGCTCTAACAGTAATGGTAACAGTGCTGCTATAGGCAGCCTTCCTTTTAATCAGAATGTTGCTTATGGCTCAGGAATTGTTGGTTGGACAAGTAGAGATAATCCAGCTGGTGTTACTTGTCATGTTGGTGCTAATAGTGTGATCTATTTAATGGATAACACAAGTGCAAGTAGTTCTGGTGGTAAACATTTGTTAAACTCAGAAATGAGTGGAGTAAAAGTTATTGGAAACGCTACTTATTATGTTTAGACCGAAGCTACGTCTATAAACTAAGCCTAAAACTGTTTATATCGGAGATATATCCTAATGGCATTAGCCGAATCAATCGAATACGACAAGATAGAAATTATCGGTCAATATAAAACAGTTCAAGTTCGTAAAGCTACAGTTATCACAAAAGATGGTAATGAGCTTACAAGATCTTTTCAAAGATATGTACTACAGCCCGGGACACTAGATGCTTCCGATAATTTAGTAGATACTGATCTATCAGGAGAGCCAGCTGAAATATCATCAATATGTACAGCAGCTTGGACTACAACAATAAAAAATGCTTGGAAAGCAAAACTTATAGCAGATAAATCTAATTAAAATGGCAACAAAAACTTGGGAAGTTAATACACTTCAACGCGAACTCGCAGATGGATACGTAAATAAAGTTATCTATAGAGTTAAAGGTTCTGACGGAACTTATGAAACAAGAGCTACAGGTGAAGTAGATTTACCAAAACCAGAAACTCTTATACCTTACAAAGACTTAACAGAAGAAAAGGTTATAGGTTGGGTTAAAGCAAAACTAGATGCAGATAATGCTGGAACTGTAGCAAAGATAGAAGCTGCAATAGATGCAAACATTGCTACACAGAAAACACCTGTTTATGGTACTGGTAAACCTTGGGGCTAAGTGGAACTTCCACTAATATTGTTACCGGACCCAATACCGTTAAAAACAATATCCATACCTTTACCTACAGCTGATGTACCGAGTTATGTACCCTTAGTCGTACCTCCTAATGATTTACGAGAACCAAAGGGTACAAAACCTATTGAAACTGCGGAACCTCCAGCACCTACATTACCACCCCCATTTCCACCTTATAAACTACCTACGGGAGATGTATTAGTTCCTACAGCAATAGCTGCTGTTACTGCTGTTGCAGCGACAACTATAACTCAACCGATTATAGAAAAACTAAGGAAAAAGATACAGAAATTCTTACAAGATAAAATAAATAAATGGAAAGAAAACCGGAAGAAAAAAAGGGAATCTTCTCAAAGCTCAAAGAAAACATAGACGACCATGAAGAACAGATGGCAGTACTTGGTGCAGCCGTTCGTTTAGGGGTTGTTATATGGAGTGGCTTCATAATTACATTAAGTTATGTCGAACTACCTATGGTCAAGAAGTCAGCTACAGCAGGCGATATCACGTTCGTAGCCTCGATTTTTACGGGGGCACTTGCCACTTTTGGGCTGTCCACAGGTAACGGTAATAGTAAAAACAAAGACAAAGACAAACCAAAAGCATGAAAAAACTAATCTTGCTTTTAGCTCTGTTATCACCCAGCATAGCTAGAGCCAACACAGTGACCCCACAATTTACTACAGGGTCAATGAATTCAACGACTACTACAACTCAAACTATAACTGAGGTGGAGCAGCGTCAGGTGTTCGGAGCTGCCGTAAACACATGGAACGGAACAAACATAACACCATCAGCAGATATTGCTGGTAGTGGTACAACTTTTACTGTAACTAATACAGCTAATCCTTGGACATTAGAAACTACAACTAGATCTGCTGGGTTAGTAGAACAATGGGATACCACAAGAAACTATACAATAAACTCCACTACTACTTCGCTCTCTGTATTCTCACAGTAAGCCCAGTATTAGCAGAAGGAGACACAAATAATAGTAGTAACCCAGTAGCAGCAGCGACTGGAAATGTTACAAATCAAGCTGTCCAATTTCAAAATAATGGTGCTTCTTCACGTCAGTCGTATGGTCCTTCCATACAGTGCAACGGAAGCACTATGACCTTTAGTCCTTTCTATATGGGCAACCATACTAATCCCTATACAGCGGATGAAGATACAAGAGATTTATATCCCTCTAGCTATTCATTAAATGAAAACTGGGGATTCCAAATTAATTTTATGGTTCCACTAGATAAGAAAGGTTATCAGCAATGTAAAGAAATAGCTGCACGTCAAGAAGAAAAGATGAGATTGGACTACGAACTTGTTCGCGCATTGAAATGTGCAGAACTACAACAAAAGGGTTTCACCCTAAGACCGGGAAGTCGTGTCGAACATATGTGT